CAGGGAGATTCGAGGTCTCCTGAACGAGCTTCACGAGGGTTGGCGGCGGGGGTGCGGCAGTGATAAGATACAGCAGGTGGCGGAGCCTCATACAGCCAACACCTTCCAGTCAATATTCTTTGCAGTCCCTTCTGTCTGTGTTATGTCAACCTGAATGCCCTGATCTGAAGGAATAGGTGGAGACAACAATATTGGCTCAATCAATTTTCCTCTATATGATCCCGTGCTTACTATATTTACTGATCCTGTTCCTAATACTCTTGTTTTTATTTCAATTACTACAATATCAGTATAATCAAGATTAGAAAGATCAATTACTACAACATATATATTGCTTCCTGTTCCTATATCATTAAAAACTGTTGATGTTGTTCCTACTGTTGGTGATAAAGTTCCGCTTGCTAATACCTGCATTTTTACCTCCTTTATCCAAAAATATAGATTGAATAATCAAAAGTTGTTTCTATTGTTAAGCCTGTATCTTGTGAAATTGCTAATCTTTCTCCTTTAGGGATAGAAACCAAATAACAACTCACCCGAGGGAAAATCACATCTACAACAGAATCAACAGTCATATCTCTACCATCTCCTGTCATGAACAGTTCCTTCTCAGATCCAGACGCACCTGTATAAAACTTAAACCAGAAAAATTGAGAAGTAGGACTTATATCTATTTGAGCAAGAGAAGTAGAAACAATTATATATTTAACATGAAAAGGGAGAGAATTTACAACTTCGAAAATAGATGAATACTTAGCTGTATTTACTTGAACATCGTATCTTTTATAAGCGGAATAAGATAATGTGGTAAAAGAAGATGAAACCAAAAATAAAGCACACCATATAGATGCCCCACCAACATTTGATTTCACTCGTCCCCGAATTTCATAGTTTTTAGGAATTTTCAAGGGAATATAAACAGTTGTTCCAATATAAGACCTATTTGTGTGAATTCTAAAATCAGATAGAATTTCATAAGTATTAGTTCCATCAAATATGCCAATATCAATCCAATAATCTGCGTTTGCACTTGCTGAGTCAACATGTATATAAAACCCACTAACGTCATAGTTAAGCCCCCAAGCTGTATCAGCAACTCCGCTGTTATAAGGGAGCATGGTTTCCCAAGCACCCTCAACACCTGCGGTAGAAGAAGCGGTGAGAGTTCCACAAATTCTATCCCTTATAAAAGTATTCAAAGACCATATTTCCACTTATAAACCTCCTATTATGTTTTCTAATCTTCTCCAATCTATAATAAAATTTTTTCTTTTATTCATAGATACAGTATAATTATTATTTATATTGCTTAAATCATTTTTAAAAGAAGTTTCCACATTTGATAACCAATTAAAAAAATTGTTTAATAATATTTCTACACTTCTTTTTTCTAAAGCTGTTAATTCATTCCTAAAATATTTACCTATTAAAAATAAAAATATTAAAAAATTTCTTTCATTGCCAAATAAAACTTCAATATCAGAATAACTACTTTCTAATGATTTTATGATTTGTTCTCTTGTCATAATATTTCCCATCTTATTTACCCCTCATTAAATAATACGTATATTATACTGGATGGGGAAGATTCTTCTGGTTGTTCTCGGATTTCCGCTATTGGCAGTAGCTCTCCCGAGGGAGTATCTCATCGGGCAGGGGGCATACACCATCTTTCACGTCGTTGACTGGAAGCAGACGCTGGAGATAGCAGAAAACCCACAGTTCTATGAAACGAACCCTGTTCTCGGAGAGCAGCCCTCGAAGGGGAGGGTGAATACCTACTTCGCAGCGACGCTGGTGCTTCACTGGACGCTGGGGTATATCCTCTACGAGTATGTGAAGCCTGTGTGGTGGGTATATATCGGCTTCACGAGCGGAGTGGAGGGGATGATGATATATCAGAACTGGGAAATAGGTGTGAGAATCAAGTTCAGGTGATGGTGAACTGTGCCCAAACAGTATCTGTGTGGTCTAAAGATTCGTTGTTTGTCCCTGAATTGTATGCGACGAAACCGACCTCTATCCACTTCGCAGATGTCCCGGCACTGTTGTCCAGCGCAATGATATTCACAACAGCATCCTCCACATTCGTAGACGACGTCCATATCGCTGTGGTTCCTACAGTAGAAGTCTTTTTCGTGATGCGCAGGCGGATGGGCGACCATTGAAATCTATACCGCAGACGTCTGATTCGCAGAATCTTCCCCGCAGGGACAGAAATATAGAAAACACCGAACGGCATCGTGAAGCCGGGCTGGATGACAGTATATATCCCTCGAGTAGAAACCTCAAACACTTCATCCCCCGCTACCAGCCCGCTCCCAACGGGGTCATGGACGAAAGAAGTTGCGTGCTTCCCGTCTACCATATCGGCGTTGAGGTTCGTGTTCAGCGTCCCGTTGCTGATGGGGATGTTCCCGCCGGCATTCCCTGCATGTCTACCATCCAGAAGGTCAGCGTTCAGGTTCGTGTTCAGCGTCCCGTTGCTCACGGGAATGTTCCCACTCGCATTCCCTGCGTCGTATCCATCGAGCTGGTTCACGTTTATGTTGTAGAGGGCGGCGAGAGGCTCCCAAGCACTGGTGGCGGCATTCCACTTTTCGAACCTGCTGTTCGCTGCATTCCAGCGGATGGTGCCGTCGGGGATATTGGTGGCGGTAGAAAAGTCCATCGTGGCACAGTCCACATCCCTGTCCTTCAGGTTCTGGAGAACGTTCGTGTATGCGGTGGTGTTCACAGGAAGGCTCCAGTCTGCCATCGCAACTCCTCCTCTTCTATTCTACACGCCTCGTGCCTGCCAGTAGAACGAGCCTGTCACCTTGTTCCCGGCTTCATCGAAGAGATAGACCGTGAAGCCCGTGGGGTAGGGGGTGTCTGTGAAGTCCACGACGGGGATGAGAGGAGTCGTCCCCTGTGGGGTGACAGTGATACTCTCTACATCTATGAATGATGTATTGAATGTCACCGAAGCGCCTGCGTTGGCATCAGTCACAGTCCCGACCCCCTCGTCGCTCTTCCGCTTCAGATTCAGGTCGAGGGAAGAGCCGTTCTGGAACATCAGGAAAGAGCTTGAGTCGGGGCTGCTGACATCGAACTTCACCTTGTAGTGGCGGAAGTTCGTAGCGTAGACCGACCAGTATCCCACATAGTCTGTCCACGTGTTTCCGTCCGCAGAAACGCTGATGGTGGGGGTGATGTTGGAGGGGTTCCCGAACTGCTGACGAAGCAGGTTGACAGTGATTTTCGCAGACCCGACAGTGGTTCCTGCGTCGAACTGCTCCTCGTAGGAGCCTGTCAGGGGGACAGGTTCTACCCAGTATGTGTATCCCGCATTGATGAAGTCCTGAATGCTGTTCATGCCGTTGTTCACGAAATGCTCGTCCCATGTCTCTGTGGCGTTCACAGGGATGAGCAGGTCTGCGCTGTCTTTGAATGCGTTTGTCTTGCCGCCATTCCACGTCAGCGAGGGTCTGTCTATCAGCCGAAAGTCAGGAGGCTCTGAGACCTGTGCGGTAGCGGACACAGGCGTGCCGTAGTTCCCCGCATAGTCCACCGCTGCGACCCAGTATGTGTATTCCCCCGACTGCTGCTCGAAGACGACATGAAAAGTGTTCGAGATGGCTCCTAGCACCTCCGCAGTCGCCCAGTCCGCACCCTTCCTGACTTCGTAGTATTCGATGAAAAAGGTGGAGGGCGGTGGAGGGTCGAAACGGATGAGGACGTTGTTGTCGATGACCTCCAGACGCAGGTTCTGAACCGCTCCGGGAGGCTGGATGGTATAGCTCTGTATGTTCGGATTGGAACTGTAGTTCCCTACGCCGTCGATGGCTTTGATTCCGAAATAGACCGTCCCGCTCTTCCCCGTCGCATCGAGCACCAGCGACGTCCCGGAATAGTTCGTGATAACAACAGAACCTGTGTCCCACGACGACCCCTCCCGTATTTCATACCCCACGAGGTCGAGGTCTTGCACCGCTCCCCACTCGAGGAGCAGGTCGCCGAACGGCTGCGGCGTGATGCTGAAGGTGGCGACATCGGGAGGCGGGTAGTATTTCCCCCTGATAGTGATGCTGAGGGTAGGCGACCCGTCGAAGTCCTTGGCTCCGAAAATGGAGACGGGGACAATCTTCACCTCGTATGTGTCCTCGACGAGGTCCGGGACCTGAATCGGGGAACTCTGAAAGCTGCCGTAGAGCCTCCACTCGCTCCATGTCGACCCCTTCAGCCACAGCTCATAGCTGGACACGAAATCCAGCTCCGTGAAGGTAGCCTTCAGCCAGCTGCGCAGGCGGTCGTCGTTTCCTTTCGCCAGAACCTCCTCGAGAAGGATATCCGAAGCGTTCAGAACGAAAACCGTAGTCGGGTCGGGGAGGTTCGTGATGTCGAGGTCGTATATATCGAGGTCTACACGAGCGTTGTAGAGGGCGGCGTCCTCGATGAGTGCCGTGATGCGGCAGTAGCCGTCAGGGGTCGGCGTCAGCTCTATGACCCGATACAGCACGCCGTTGATTCCGTAGTCAGAGAAATACAGGTAGAACACGTCCCCCAGCTCCAGAGCGAAGAACTCGGGAGAGGTCGTGAAGCTGACGGTGTGATTCAGCCGTGCCCGCTCGAGGTAGTATGCTCCGAGGAGCTTCGCCTGCGTGGGGTCTGCCCCGTAGAGGTCGAGGCTCATCTCCCTGCGGTCTTCTGTGGAAGAAACGCTCACGTCTTCCAGAAGCAGCGAGTCCACCTTCCACTCCTGCTCCGGATTCAGGAAGTTCACCTGCACAGCGTTCGGGATGGTAGCTATATCGGGCATATTGAGGGTGAAGGTGCCCTCGATGATGTCGTCCTCTGTGATGGAGGCTACGGGGGTCTCCTGATTCAGGTCCCGGATACGAAGGGAAAACTTCCCGGATGAATACTGAAGATAGCCACGGAAGTGCTGAAGTATGTGCTCGATGATGTCCATCCCACGCCCGTCCGTGACCACTCCGTTGTATATGAAGCCCATATTGTCGCAGTAGTTCGCCGCATCCGAAAAGCTCTGCGTATCTATCCTCGACAGCGGAATTCCGAACCCATACCGGGGCGAGGTCATATAGTCGAGAAGGATGAGAGCAGGGTTGGCGGTGAACTTCTGCGTCCCGTCCCGTGGGTCGTATATGTCGTTTTTCCCATCCAGCACGAGTGTGATGGAGGGGAGACCCTGCCAGACGCCGTCCTTGTATGTCGCCTTCACGTAGAGCAGTGCCACTCCCTTCGGCTTCACGAATCCACGGTTCAGTATGTCCGTCACTATCTGCGAGTTCCCGGATATGCCCCCCGCACCATTGTCAATCGCCCAGTCGAACAGCCCTGTATATGCCTCTGCCACCGTTGTGTAACCTATAACGTCTCCTGAGAAAGCATAAACACGGACATTTTTGATGCGGGTTTCGGAAGGGTCTATGGCGGAAACCGTCAGAATATTGTTCGTGAAATTTACGTTCAGGCGGTTGTCTATGGTAGGAGGGAACCCGTCGAAAGCGCTGGTCTGGTAGGTCTTCGGTTTCCACCAGTAGTTCCCATACGCATCAGAAACTTTGTATTCGATATCGACCTTGGAAAAAACTCTCCCTGCCTGCGGAGAGACCCGCATCTCCAGCTTCCATTCCGCATTTGATTTCCTCGTGTATTTGTATACGGGCTTCCCGTTCACATATATCGCTGCATTCCCGACCTCTATCCTCCCCTCTCCCAGCGTCATGACCATCCAGAGGTCTTTGTTGTTTTGCCCGTCTGTCTTCAGGAAGATGATATTCCCCCCGACCCGGCAGGTGCCGTAGATGATAGGGACAGGGGTCTGGGCAGCTCTGGTGTTCACGAGGTGTCCTGTCGGAGACTGCCCGAGCTTCGAGAGAGCCTTCAGAGCTTTCTTCGCCTGCTGCTGCTGATAGTATGCGGCGGACAGCGAAAGAGTCACAGAGGCTCCGAGAAGCGCCATGCCGAGGGGAGAAGTGACAGGGATAACGGTGAGAGCGAGGGCTGCACCGACAGTGATGATTTGCCCGAGGTCGCTGGAGGCGAACTTCCCGACTTCCCTGACTACATTCTCGACGACGTCACCCATCTTTCCGCCTCATCACCGTATATCTTCCCGTCAGCCGTGCGGTGTAGCTCCCCTTCTTTTCGCTGAACCCGATGTATACGTCATTCCCGAGGTATATACCGACCGAGAACAGCGGGGACTCGATGACTATCAGGTCTCCCGGGAGCCTCTCCACAGGAGAGATAGGCGTGAAATAGTCAGAGAGCATTCGCAGATACAGCGCTCTGGCTTCCCATTTGTCCCCCAGCCAGAGCTGCGTGTAGTCGCCGTCTCTGGAGAGGTCTATCCCCCCCCAGCGGTCAGGGAGGGAGTAGAACTCCCGAACCATCTGCAGGCAGTCGTAGCGACCGAGGTCGAAAGGTCTGCGCAGCCATATCCTGAGAAAATCCATCATTTCGGGCTTCTTCCCCACCATATCTCCTTCTCCTCGATATCGGAGAGGTTGTGGAACCCGCCGAAGTTGGCTGTGTTCCCGAGCTGCTTGCAGCGCTCGTATGTCTTGTCACAGAAGGTCGCTGTTCCCGTGTATGCACAGTTCACATCCTTGAAGCGCCACGGGCAGCGGTAGTAGTGCTGGCGGAGGGTCTCCTTTCTCCAGCGAGCCAGCTCGTGAGTCACCTCTATTTCTGTGACCGATGTCCTCACCTGTTCCCGAATGCTGACGGTGTTGATGAAGCCACGGAAGACCTCATAGGCTCCGATGGCGTTCCAGCTGCTGTCCAGAGCACAGAACCACACCACCACCTCTCGCCCCCTCTGCTCGTTGTTCAGGAACAGTGATGCGGGGATGAGGCTGACGTTGTCCAGAGTGAGCCTGAGAGTGTCCACTTCCCCGGATATGGTCTGAGAGAACTCTGTGAGACGGAAAGGGAAGGGAGCGTAGATGTTCCCGTTGAACGAGACCGAATCGTCGAAGTCCGTGTAGAAAACGTCGTAGGGGTTGTCCGATGCATCGAGAAGATACATGTCGAGTAGGACACAGGTGGTAGCCACCTGTGCCTTGAATGCCGCCTCGAGGTCGGGGGGAAGATTCCGCATCAGCGCACCTCCCGCAGCCTGATTCCGATGGAAGTGATGAGGTTCACGAAGACGCTTTTCGACAGGATATCCTCGTCGAACCTCATCACCAGCGCAGGCTTCCCTGTGAAATCGCAGGTGATGACAGCTCCCGCTGAAGGAGCTGTGGTGAAGACCACGTCCGGGCGGTCGCTGGGGTATGTCGTGATAGAGTAGTCTGTCCCTTCTGTCTGAAGAACGCCGTCCACATATACTTTCAGGCTGGTGTAGTCGTTCCAGACAGGCAGCTTGAATGTGGTGGTTGTCCCGTCTCCCTTCCCGATGAACTCGTTTCTCCACGTTTCTTCGTATGGGAAGATGAAGATGAAGCTCTCCTTCGCTCCCTGCCTGTCCACATAGAACTGCCAGATGGTGTTCAGCTCGTCCGCACTCCTTCGACCGTATGATATCTGTATCACCCGCTTCGGGTATGCCCACTTCTTGCGTCTGTATTCCTTTCCTGTTTCTGTCTGCGATATCAGTGTGCGCCACATCTGCTGCACGCCGAAAGGCACCGAGACAGGAGGAGAAGTAGGGAATATCACTGCCATTTCCGCCTCCTACACGTTCGCCCGTATTGTCTGAATCAGGGCGCCGTTCCTGTTCAGCTCCTCAAGCAGCGGAGCGAGGATGGCGCCCTTGTTCGTGCGCACATACTCGGTGAACGACTGCGGGTCTATGGCGTTCACCGACAGGTTCACTATCACGGGAGGACCGCCCGGAGCACCTCCACGGTTCAGCTCCTTCAGTGTCCCCAGCCCGAGGGTATTCACCGCCTCTCTGCTGAGGACGAACTCCCCTCGCTTCAGCAGAGCAAACACCTCATCCTTCGCCAGCCCGCCCGAGTGAAAGCGGGGGATGTAGCCTCCCAGATGACGTGAAATAGACCCTCCCCCTGAAGCGATGACCCCACCTCCGAACGCTGCGCCAAAGAAGCTCCCGAGCAGGGGGCGTATCACCGCCAGTCTGAGGAATTCCCTGTATATCTCCCGTGCGATGGATACCATCAGGTTCTTGAAATCGAGGAACTTGTCTGAGAGCGGGTCGAGGACGTCGAGAAGGGAGTTCTCGATGGTGAAGCCGATATACTGAATGCTGGATACGATGGCGTCTGCGTTCACCTCGAAAGACTGAGCCAGCCGTTCCCATGCCTGACGGCTTTCCTCGGTCTTCTCCTTCAGCTGCTCCATCCCCTGCCGCCAGCGCAAGGTGACATCCTCAAGGGGGAACTTCCTCAGTAGGATGGGAGTGCGCAGCTTCAGCCCCGTTTCCCAGCTGGGGAGGGACAGTTCAGCAGAGGGCAGCTCCCCGAGGGAAACGTCATATATACCGATATCGCCGCCTGCAGGAGCAGGGGGTCTCCGTCGAGGAGGACGCCCCCCGCCCGCAGGACGGGTGAAAGATGTTCTGATGGACTCGAGCTGAGAACGCAGCTGCCCCAGCGCTGCGGAGGTCTGGTCTGCTGCGGTCTTCGATTCCTTCAGGTAGCGGATGAGGACACGGTCGATAGCTGCGACCGTTTCGTTCTGTATCTCCCGCAGCTTCTGGCGGAACTCCGCCACGTCTATCCCACCCCCGAGCAGCTGAAGGGAGAGCTTCAGCGACCGCATGAACCCCCCTGCGCTGGCACTCAGGATGTCGAGCGCAGCTGCCAGCGCACGGAAGCCCTGCTGGAGCTTGTCCACGAAGGTGATGAGGAGTTGGATGGCTCCGATGGAAACGTCCACGAAGGCGAGAATGGCATCGCCGGTGAACTTGGCGAGGTCGCTCAGAACCGCCCAGCCCTCCTTCGAGGTCGCCCAGTCCACGAACTGCTCCAGCGCCCTCTTGAGCCTCTCGAATGCCCCCGTGTCCGCTACCGCCGCTCTGAAGTCGAACCACACACTCTTCAGCCGTGCTATGACCCCGTCCCACGTGTCCTCGAATTCCTTGGCTGTCCCGCCAAACCTCCGCTTCAGACCGGAGAATATGATGTTCAGCGCCGTCTGGGCATCTATCCCCGCCTGCAGGAGGTCTTCCAGCTCCTGTGTTGTGACGCCGAGACCCTCTGCGAGGATTTCCCGAATCGGAATGCCGGCGTTCGAGAGCTGTATCATTTCCTGCGCTGCCAGCTTCCCCCTCGTGTATATCTGTCCCAGAGCCAGCCCTATCCTCTGAAGAACTTCCTCACTGCCCCCCATGGCGAGGATGGTATCCACGAGGATGTTCATCTGTTCGATGCTGGGGCGCAGACCATACGCCTGCAGGGTGATGAACATGTCAATGGCTTCTTTCGTGCTGATGGGGAGCTTCGACGCCCACGCATGCAGCTGCTGAAACGCTTTCTCCCCATCTTGACCGACTGCCCTCAGCCTCAGCTTCAGGATTTCTATCTCTGAGGCAACGCCGGCGACAGACCGCATGAACATACCGACAGAACCTACGGTGAATGCACCGATGATGGCGTTTTTCAGGTTGAAAACGCTGCGCCGCAACCGTGAAAAAGAAGCATTCAGCCGCTCTGAAAGGGATGAGAACTTCCGCTCTGTCCTCCCTGCTGCTCCCTCCAGCTCCCGCAGTTTCCCCTGAAGACGGCGGAATGCCCTGTCGGTCTCGTCGACCGCTTCCAGAATGAGCCTGACCTTGTCGTCCGCCATCAGTTGAGCTCCCTCAGCTCGAAGTCTTCAGGCAGCTTCTTCCCCGCTTTCTGCGCCAGCCTGCGGTATATTTCCCGCTGCTTTTCGGCTTTCTCCGCCGGGGTCTCCCCGACCAGAAACCGTATCACAGCCTCACGAAACAGCAGCTTCCGGGACTGAAACTTCACATACGGCTGGACTTCCTCGAGCGTGTAGCCCCAGAGCACCTCCTCTCGCTTCGTGATGTCCCCGTCTGTCAGGAGAACGACCATCTCTTCTATTTCCTCTCTGAGGCTTCGGAAGTTTCCAGCTGCCCCGTGATGGTCTCTATCAGCTGGACTATCTCCTCGACCAGCTTCCCGATGCGGTGCGTGGCGAAAAAATCGGACAGTATCTCCACCATGTCGCTGAATTCCAGATGAGCATACAGGAAAGCCTCCTCCTCGTCGAGGTTCCTGCCACGCAGCCCTTTGTCCTCCGGGACAAGGATGATGGCGAATATGCGGGGGAGGTGCCTGAGATTCTTCACGATGAGGCTCTTCACATCGTCGATATCAGACAGGTCGATGTCCGCCTGCGCCAGATACTCCGCCAGCTGGAGCACCTGACCCATCACCAGCTTCCCCGTCCGAAACTTTCGCCCGCCGATTGTGTATGTCTTCCTCATATTGCTGCCTCCGTGTTTTTCACGGTGATTTGCAGGGCGGACGCCTCTACGGAGTTGTCGTAGTATGCCTCGAAGGGCAGCTCTATCATGATGCCCGCTGCGCCCTCGATGGCGACCGACCGTGGGGAATATGTCAGCTCCGGAACGAAGAACTCGAGGTATTCATTTCCTGCAGTCCCATCCCCCGTGCCTTTCTGGAAGGCTATCTTCAGCGAGGTTTCTGTGGAGTTGACCGCCTTGTCGTAGAGCGTCGTATTCTCGAACAGGGCGGTCAGGGTCCCACTGACCCTCACGGTGCCCTCGGGGAGATACTTCCTCTCTCCGCTGTTCCCCAGCACATACACACCGTCGTCGAGAGCGTTCTCCACCACCAGCTCTGCGACAGATGCAATGCCGATAGGCGCTCCGCCCTCCTCTATGGTGGCGATGTGCTGCCCATCGAAGGGCTGATAGCCGTTGTCCACCGGGGTCGTGTCGAAGCTGGTAGCTGATACTGTTTCCCGCACGCCGAGGATGTCGAAGGTGACCTCCTGAAACCCCTCATCCCTGAAGGAAAAGGATGCTCGGTTGATTTTGCAGCCGTCATACTGAAAATACTGCCCTATATCCGTGAAGCCTTTTTCCAGAAAGAAGGAGGGGAGTGTGTCCGCAATGGTGATGACATGTGTGTATGGAGCAGCGCCGTTGGTGTCGGTGGTGGTGACTGCCCCGAGCAGGAACTTCAGGAAACTGGGCAGCTGAAAAGGGTTCAGATGGGTGACAATACTTCCCGACACATCTTTTCTCCCCCGCACGGGTCTGGTGGGGTTTCTGTTCCCACGGAGGATGGGGGTCGATATCTGATTCACCGCCAATCCGATGTCGCACGTCACTATATGCAGCTTCTTCGCATCTGGTGTGGTCGGGCGGGTGGCAAACGCTGCCTCCTCCTGAAAAATGACCTGAGCCTTGCTGCCGATTGCCTGCGCCATCACATACCTCCTGCATTCTATTCTCTCACAGCTCGCCCTCTATCAGCTTTTCCCTGAAGAGGGACAGCAGCCCCGGGATGGATATACGGCGGAGCCAGCCGTATATGAACTCTTCTCCGTATCCGTTTTCTGTGCGCTCGATATAGTAGTGCGCACGGTAGGCACGAAAGATGGTGAGCAGCCTGTCGCTGTCCGTCGAGTTCACCGCCCAGAGGGTTTTTGGTCCCAGAATCCCGTCTACCTTCAGGAGCTTTCGCCCGCACAGGCGGAGCGACTTCTGGAGCAGCCTGACCGCTGTGGTGGGATGCAGGTTGACCGCACTGTCGAAGATGAACTCCGCTACTTCCTGCTCTTTCACCCTCGTCAGATTCAAGTTTTCCCACATCCGCCGATAGAACCCTACCGCCAGCGCTCGGGCGGTGGTGTAGTCCCCGATATCCACATACTCCCAACCCTCCCAGTCGGGGTTGTAGCGGCGGGAAATCCCGAAGAAGGTTTCTCCGCCCCTGTCCGCAGGATGGTTGGAATACTCACCTTCCCACTCAAAAACCTTTGTGACAGCCAAGCTGAAGCTCGCCATCACACCACCTCAGATGAAGTCGTTGAGCTCGTCGCTGTCCACATTCAGCCTCACCGCTATCTTCACCACCATACGCTTGATATCCTTGATATCCTTGCGCAGCTCCTCTATCTGCTTCTCTGCTTCTTCCATGCGCAGTGCCATGACCTTGTCCTCACGTGAGTTGGCGATGGCTTTCAGCCCCGCCGCCATGATTTCTCGGGCTATCAGCGACCCGAGCACCAGAGCCAGAACTTCGTATCCACTCACAGCAGCTCCCTCAGCTTCTTCTTCGCCCGCTCAAGGAACTCGACCGGGTCGATGCGTCTCGGTATTCTCACCTTCCGCTTCAGGACATACATAGGGACCGCTCCACGGGGGGTCCTCTGATATATCACGCCGTCACGGATGAAGGTATCAGGAATATCCCGTGGGGATTTGTAGCGGGAGACTCCCGCAGGGGTTCTGGCGTGCTGAGTGGGAACGGCGAGGAACCTCGCCCGCTTCGGGGTGATTTCCGTATATGTGCCTTTCCGCCCTATATGGGTCTTCGCATAGCGAACGCCGAAGACTACCCCCGCATATATTCTGTTCCCCCGCTCTTCATACAGCTCCCGGACAGACCTTCTCAGCGTTCCGCTCCTGACCTTCAGCGCCTGCCCTGAGAGGTAGTTCAGCACCATATCGGTATACATGTGACGAGCCAGCTGGCGCATAGCGGAGCGAATACTCGTTCTCGTGGTTTCCACCATTTCTCCCTCATCATAGAGGAAGCGGATGCGAACCCTCATCAGAACGGCTGTCTCCTGTGGTGCTGGAGGATGGACCGCACTTCCGGGAGGAGAGAAATGGGCTGTATCTGCATGGAGCCGTCGGGCATGGCGATGGATGTTGCCCCCAGCTCGTGGCGCCGTCGGAATTCGTATGCGGTCTGATAGAGACATGCTTTCTTGATGTCGTCCGGGACCATCAGTATCCCCTCAGCTCCCTCCTTGTAGCCGCCTGTATAGCTGATTTCCAGCCCCAGCGGGCGGGAGTAGACGGGGGTGACGAAGGTGATGAGACCGCTATCAGGGTCGAGAAAGTAGTCCGAACTGTCTTTCATGAGATAGCCGTCCCTTGTCACGGAAAAGGGCTGCGACGTGTCAACCGGAAAGGCTCTGACCTGATACATCGTGAAGCCGTCCCCGTAGAGCTTTTCGGTCCTCGCCTGATAGGTGAGGTCTCGGTTCAGGAAGGTCTCCATGCGCTTCGATACCATCTCTATGAGCATGAGTAGAACGCTGTCGTGTTCTGTGTCCGTCTTCTCGAGAAAACTCTTCAGCTCCTGCAGTCCTATCAGCTTCACCTGTTTTCAGCCTCCCCTTCCTGAATGGCGGTGGTCTTCGGGGCTTTCACCTGCTTCCCCGCCTTCTTCTTTTCTTCCCGCACGGGCTCCACCTTCCACTTCTGCGCTTCATATTCCTCATTGGAAAGCATGACTATCTGACCTGCCCTGTATGGTCTGGGGGGCGTGCCGAGCCAGACAACATAGCCTCTCCTGACCCTGTATTTCTTCCTTTTCTCCTCAGACATTGCTCACCTCCTTTTTATGGGGGCGAGGAGCCCCCACTATCAGACTGCAGATGCATCGTTCAGCAGGCAGAAGCTCTCGGGGTGTCTGACACCGATATCAACGTCCTGTATGACCCGGAACCACGTCTGGTTCGTCTCGAAAGATGTTCCCGCCTGCATCGAAGCTGCTATCTCTATCCCCGTCCACTGCGCCACTATCAGCTCCTGCCAGTTCCCGAAGTAGACCTCCGTGAGGTTGGTCCCTGTTCCCTTCGTGAGGTTGGTGGGGAGCTGGGTGGTCATGAAGTAGGGGTATTCGACGAGCTGCTTGTCTTTCAGTCCTTCGACCCAGCGCATGTAGTCCCCTGTTCCTGTCGCCTTCAGCTTCTTCAGCTTCCTGATGACCGCAGGGTGAGTGATGAATGCGAGAGAACCTCTGAGAGTGTTCGCCTGCGCCAGCTCGAACTCCATATCGATGGCGTGGTCGAAAGTGAAGTCTCCGCCGTTTGCGCCGATGGCGACTGTCTTGATTCCTGCTGTGTTCGCTATGCCGACGGGGGTGCTTCCTGTCCCGTCGCCCCGCAGAGCCTTGATATCGAGCTCGAGGGCAATCGCCTGAGCGAAGTCCCTCCTGATGATGGTCTCCACCGAAGGGTTCGCCAGCCTGATGAGCCTGTTCGATACTCGCATCAGGGCTGCCATGGTCTTCGGAGTGAGCTGGAGCTGACCGAAGGCGAGGTCAGAAGCGGTGATGGCGGTGTTCTCGCCGACCCAGTATACGATGGCTCCGCCTGTCTGCTTCGGAATATCCACGGGGCTGCCTACCAGCTGGTCGAGGGACGTTGCACCAGCCCTCGTCACGACAGCTTCAGCCCGGATGAGTTCGATGAGCTGTGGTATATACTGCACGGGGACGATATAGCCGCCTGCGGACGGGGTTCCTGCGGCGAGGTCCTTCCTCTTCGTAGCCTCCTCGACGACCTCCTTCTCGAACTCTGCGTCTTCCCATTCCCCAAACAGGATTCCACGAAACGCTTTCGCCAGCGAGAACTCCCGCTTCGCCATCTCCTCTTCCAGCCCGGGAATCTTGAACTTCTTGAGCTGTGTCTCGAGGTATTCCAGCCGCTTGTCAATCGTCTGTATGAGCTCGTCGTGGTTCGTGAGCTTCTCACTCACCTCTGTTCGGAGAGCCTTCAGCTCCTCAACCGCCTTTTCCACAACAGCCATAGGGTCTTTCGCCATTTCATGAACCTCCTATACTTCTGCGTGTGCTCTGAAGCTCATCCAGCAGACTCTTCAGCCTCTCTTCCGGTATGCCTTCCCCTGAAGGCTCACCGCCGTGGGGGGCATCGGAGCGATAGGCGGTCGCCAGCTCCTCCACTGTGTCTGAGAGGCTGTCGAGCTTCGCTTCCATATGAAGAATGAGCTTCAGTATCTCAGAAAGCTCCCGACGCTCCAGATTCGGGAGCTGGTTCAGCACGAACTCGACGGGGTCATACTCCTTGTATTCGGGGACTTCCATCTCGAAGCGCCGGTAGTATTTCGCCAGAAAGGAGTATGCCCGCTTCCTCACATCTTCAGGGATGTCCACCCCACCTCTGGCACCGAGCACCGCCGCCATAGCAGCGATGACCCCACCCTTTGTGGCGGTCAGCTTCCCGCTGATGACCCGAGCGAAGGGGAGCTTGTAGTCGCCGAAATTCTTTGACCCCCGCTTCCCGACCACGAACCCCCTCGCATACATACCGAAGTTCACTTTTTCTTTTTCCCCGCTCCCATCGGACGAAGCCCACCTCCTGATTTCATCCCTTGCCCGTGCGCCGTCCCAGCTCCGCTCCTCAGAAAGCGGGAGATTCCCGTCGCCTGTGATAGACCAGCCTTCGCCTTTCAGCTCTTCTCCGAATGCTTTGATAGTCAGTTCCGCCAGCTCTTTCTCTATCCCGTCCCCTTCCTCGACATGCTTCTGCAGTGCTTCGGGGTTGGCGGGGACGAGCACCTGTGATATTTCTATCAGCTCGCTCTTCGTGTATATCCGCCTGACCTCGTCATCTCCCGGCTCGTCTTCCACAGGGATGAAGCCGATGCTGAATGCGGCGATGCCCTTCTTCGCCAGCTTGTATGCCCAGTCCGCCTCCTCATTCCCTTCCCCCACGAAATACTGATACTTCGCCACCCACCTGTTTCCCTGCCTCCGCAGCTCCTTCACCATTCCTATCTGCTTGCGCAGGTCGTCGTATCTATGAGAAGAAAGAAGAACGGGATGCTTCATGTAGTTTTCCACGTTGATACCGGAGGCTTTCACTACTTCCCCGTGCCTATCTTTCACTTCTGTGCTGATGACAGCCTCGAAAGTATAGGGTTCTCCGTCTACCTCTTTCAGACTTTCTGGCTTGAAAACCTTGAAAATTGTGCTCATATCAACTCCTCCTTCCTTAATTTAGCCCGCTTTTTCTCGCCCTTCAATCTTTCACCTCCTCCTTGTCTCTGAAGTCCCAGCCGGCATCAAGCAGGCTCAGAATCAGGTCGACGTGGCTGTATCCTTCCTTCACGCTGTCTTCTATGCCTTCTTCACCCATCACACCATACCGAACGAGGACCTTCGGAAGAGAGCGGACCACCTGCATCACCTCGCTGTCCCCCCAGAAGGACTGAATGACCCCTTCTCCGTCCTCCCGCACATAGAGAACCGCTGACTGCCCTCCTTTTCTCAGCTTCCACTTCCACACCTTCACAGTGCACCTCCCAGACTGATGTTTTCGATATCGTCCAGAACAGCCTCCGTCAGCTGCCAGAGGGGCGACCCCTGACGGAGAATGCCGAGCGCCCGCACCTCGACAAGGACCGCCTGAAACTCCCAGAGATTGGTCAGGTGGTAGCGGAACCTGTCGCTGACCAGTTCGCTGCTCAGGGTGGGTCCTTTCAGGCTGACCTCCCAGATGGTTCTCCACGTCGTCCCGAACAGGCTGATGCGCTTCTCGTGCAGCAGCTTCCCCTCCTCATAGTTCGAGAAAGCGGGGTGCGGGGGGAACAGAGCACTGAGAATGCTCTGAATATCTGCGGGGGAGTAGTCGAACTTCTCCAGAACTTCCCTCAGCGCTTTCGCCATCTTGGTCTCGCTGCGGAGGAGCGGGAGCGGCTGACGCAGGCTGTCTATCCTTTTCCCGCCGGCATACGCCTGTGCCAGATGAGTCATCTCGTGGAACAGGGTGCTGACCACTCTGTCCACATCTCTCAGGGCGGACTGAAGGAATATCTCGCCCGATGCAGAAGTGTATTTCCCCAGCGTGTCGGCGGGGAGCTTCGTCATCCTGATGCGAGTCGGAGCAAGCCGGGTGAAGACCTTCACCAGCCGAGGGTCGTGATGCTCGAGGTTCTTCAGGTAGTCCATCGCCCCGAGCTGCTCCATCTTCTCTCGTGCGGCAGGGGTCATCACACCCATCCACCTCGCATAGTTCGCACCTATTTCCACCTTCGGCTCCCGTCCCGTGAAGACAGTATCTTTGACCACGGGGACGAGAACACAGCGGCAGTTGATGACTTCCGCTGCCGGAGCTGTCGGGTCGCCGGGGAACCTGCAGCCATTCGGGAACTTCTTTCCAACCAGCTGTATATATCCGTCCTGTAGAGCATGCGAAGAGCGAACATACTCATCCTTCGCTGTCACCCACATATTTTTTTTTATCCCTGCCGCCTCAAACATCTTCATGCGCCCGCTCATCACCGCAGAAACAGTCTCTGTGCGGGCGATGGTGAGCGCACGGGAGGAAGCCATGTTGTAGACCCTTCGTATTCTGTCCTGTATCTCGTTCACAGTCTCCCCACGGACAAGACCTTCTGTGATGGCGAGCTTCAGGTCCCTCTTGAGTGTGCGGAGTATCTGTTCAGGGATGGTCTTGATGCGGAGGTTGAGTGTGCCGAGCATCTCTTTTTTCAGGGGTTCATATGCGAACCCTGTCCACCCGATTTCCTTTGGTGTGTATTCGAGCGTGCGGTCGACTGCCTTCTCGTAGAACCTCTCGAGTATCCCCCTGAGCTCCCGCAGCTCCCCGTCCCAGTCGAGGAGGATTTCCGCATAGTCCTTCCGGATGAGCGCTTTCAGCGAGGGGAGGTTCCTGATTTCCTCGAGGACTTTCACCCGCTGGCGGTAGAAAAACCCCTTCATCTTCTTCTGGAGTGCTTCCTCCAGCGGGGCATACACATCCTCGACGAACTGCTCCCAATAGCGAATCTTCTCGAACTCTTCCTTCGATGCATCCTTGGGTATGGGCTTTGGGGGTGCCTTCTCCCCTGTGCCCTCCCCCATACTCCCCATGGGGACCTTCGTCGGCTCAGCCCACCAGCTGTCGCCCCATGGGACCTCTGCCAGCCCCAGCTCCAGCCTGCGGTTGATTTCATTCAGAGGGTATCCCATCTTCCACAGCTTCTCTGCGACCTCGACCTTCTTATCGAAGTCCTCCTGCAGTGCTTCGACGTTGGCGAGGTCGAACTTTGGATATATCGACCCGTCCCCGATGTCTGCGAAGAGGGAGTGATACAGGGTGTCCTCCATCAGCTTCAGGCGGGGGATGATGGTCTCCTGCCAGAAAGTCTTGTGGGCGGTCTTGATGCCCTCGTAGCTCTTCACGTCCTCGTATATGCCGAGGACGACGGGGTTCGTCCCGAAGGCGGTGAAGATTTCCTCTCGAGTGATTTTCTTCATATCGACGAACTGCATATCCCGCTGCGTTATCTGGCTTTCCTTGAAGTCCATCCCCCCCTCGAGGACTGCTATCCGATGCGCTTTCGACACTCCTGCGTGCCTGTCCTCGAACTGCTGGCGGAGCCTCCTGAACTGTGCATCGCTGAGGGTCTCGGGGACCTTGATATAGCCCGACAGAACCGCCCCCTGCTCGAAGAAGTTCCGGTTGAAAAGACTGCTCAGGAAGTCCTGTTCGATTGAGAGTATCACCACGTCGAGCGGGGACAGCCCACGGATATTGTTCTCTGCGACAGGGTTGTAGTGCTTGAAATGCACCACCTCGAACGGCTCCAGCTTCTCTTTTTCCCGATACACCCAGTAGAGTAGGTCGCCCTCTTCGTTTGTCACCGCCCTCATGTGGCGGGGGTGCAGGAGCCGCATACTGGACGGTATCTGCGTGATATTCTTCCGCTCCAGATACCAGAACGCCTCCCCCCATGTGTCCAGCAGCATCGCTGTCCGCTTCAGCATTTCTCGAAAAGAATAGTCCGGGTTGGGGCGATCGAAGAGGCTCAGTATCTTTCTATCCCGAACAGGAGCCTCTTCATTCCCCTTTTCCTGAACTATGAGGAGCTCTACGCTCGCTATGTTTTCCGCTATCTTCAGGATGGAGCGATACGCCCAGACCGAAGCCTGAAAGCGGTTCGTGTTCAGAATGTCCCTGCTGAAGCGGAAAGAAGAGCGAAAAAACCACAGGTCGTCGACTGTCTGACCGATGATTCCGCCTTTTCTGCGGAATTTCGAGAGGATTTTCCTGACTCCCTCGAACACTATATCCACCTCACTCCTATTTTACCTGCTCCCTCGTATGTGAACAGGGCATATCGCAGGGCATCCATCAGGTGGTCGTTGTATTTGGCTGGCTTATCAATGAATTCTCCCGTCTTGTCCGTATCCCACATATAGCTGTTCAGCTCATCTATGGTCTTCACGCAGGAGGAAAACACTTTCAGTTTCCCGTTCTCGAACAGCCCCTGCACGTGGGTGATACCTGCCAGCACATCCTTCTTCGCCTTTCTGATGCGGAGTCCTTTTTTCCGCAGGATAGCGAGAAGCTCTGCGTTCTCTGGGTCCGCATAGATGATTCTGTCCTCATATCCCTGCAGTGCCCTGACTATATCGTCAGGGAGCTTCTTGGAGTGTTTCCATTCGTTGAAGATGTAGAAGGTTTCCGTTTCGGGGTCTGCTGCTATCCAGATGATGGCGGTGGGGTTGTTGAATCCTGTGTCCATACCTATGAAAATGTCCCAGTCGGAGGGGATTTCAAAGGAATTCACCACCTCATACGTGGGGTATATCAGCCCTTCGGGTTTCGTGAACTGTCCCTCGAAGCGCATACGGAACTTCCAGTCGGGAAGACGCTCTTTCGCCTTCTGAATGTTCTCACGGGGATAGAAGGGGTTGTCCCAGCTGGTAGGGTTCCTCAGCTCTATGTCCGGGTCGCCTTCCAGCCACTTGTCCCAGACCTCAGTTTTCAGCCAGTTCAGGGCATACGGGGTGGTGAGCAGACCGACGAACCCCCCCCGATAGGCTATCCTCTGCAGGGCGGTCTCCCACCACGCCACAGGGAACAGACCCGCTTCGTCCCCGAAGATACCTTTCGGGTGTATCCCCTGCATCCGGTCTGCGTCTACTGCGGAAATGAAATAGACAGTCCCCCACTGCAGGCGCAGCACCATCTCCGTCTTGTTGTAGTCATGCGGGATTTTCTCCTCCTGCAGGAAGTTCAGGATGTATTTGATTGGGTTTCGCTTCAGCATGGGGATTGTGGGGGAAGATACAATCCACTCCTCGCCCGGGGACTGCAGCATGGCTATATAGAGCCAGCGGGGGAGGAGGTATGTTTTCCCTGTCCCTGTGCCGCCGATGAGCGCCCGTATCTGCTTCGTGGACAACACCATCGCCAACTGATAGCTGAGGAGGTCAATCCGCACCTTTCCTCCTCGCTTTCCCCCCCGTGAACTCCTCCCACCTCCTGACTATCACGTCGCAGTATCTCGGGTCTATCTCGATGAGACGTGCTTTTCGCCCTGTTTTCTCACACGCTATCAGTGTCGAACCTGAGCCTGCGAAGGGGTCGAGGACGATATCGCCCTGCTCTGTGGAGTTCAGGAGGGCGTTCTCGATGAGTGCCACAGGCTTCATAGTGGGGTGTAGCTTCGACTTGGACGGCTTCGGTATCTCCCAGACGCTTGTCCTGAACTGCCCCCTCCCGTAGAAGCGGTGTTTTTTCACCCAGCCGTAGAGAATCGGCTCATGCTGGTAGTCATAGTCAGCTCTGCCGAGGACAGGAGCGCTTTTCTTCCACACGAGGACATGTCTGCAGGGCATCCCCGCATCCTGCAGAGCGAGCAGAAATGTGGTGAGCCAGTCTCCCACAGGCGACGTGACGTAGTAGCACGAATACTCTGCGAAGAGGTCTCTGATGATAGAGAAGACTGTGAAAAGAAGAGCCCTGAGCTGTGCCGGGGAGAGGTCATCGTTCGGGATATCCTCTCTGCCTTTCGATGCTCCCGCCTCCTGCAGGAAGCGGGTCTTCTCACCGTAGCTCACACCATATGGCGGGTCTGTGAACAGCATATGCACACGCTCCCTGCCGAGCAGACGGGAGTATACCGACGGGTCCGCAGCGTCCCCGCAGATGAGCAGGTGGTCTCCCATCTGCCAGATGTCGCCCGGGCTGGTGGCTGCCTTTTCGGGAACTTCCGGGACATCATCCTGCCCTTCTACCTCCTCCAGCTCTCTGGGGAGGTCAAGGTCGTCCCAATCGAACCCCGTGAGCTCGATATCGAACCCCAGCTCCTCCAGCGTCTCCAGCTCCACTTTCACCAGCTCCATATCCCACTCCCCCAGCTCTGTGAGCCTGTTGTCCGCCAGCCTGTATGCCTTGATTTGGGCGGGGGTCAGGTGTTCCGCTCTGATGACCGGGACCTCTCTGATGCCGAGTTTCTGACAGGCGAGGAGCCTGCCGTGTCCCGCTATGATTTCGTTATCCTTCGTGATGATGATGGGGTTCAGGAACCCGAACTCCCGTATAGAAGCAGCTATCATGTCCACCTGCTCCTTCGGGTGCTGCTTCGGGTTGTTCACGTAGGGGACGAGGCTGTCAATATCTACATACTCAACCCTGACTTTCATCGCTCTCTCCTCCTTGGTGGACTACGATTCGCTTCCCGTTGATTTCGTTGATTATGATGATGGGCTTCTCGTGCACTGCGGAGCCTGTCACCACATATCCCATATCCTTCAGCATACTGAAGGCGGTCTGATTGACACGGTCGGTGATTTCGATGATGCGGGAGAAGCGAGGGTGAGTTTCATCGATGATTTCGGCGATAGCGTTCATCTTCTTCGCCAGCCGAAGTTGTCTCATCAGGAGCCAGCCTGACGCTTCTGAAAACGCTTTCTCCAGCTTCTGGGTCTTTTCACGTGTTTCAGTATCAATACCGAGGACACGGTTCACCTCCGATAGTGTGTCCGCCCGGCGCTGAAGGAGCTTTTCTTCCAGAAGAGCATCCCAGCCGTCCGCTTTGACCCAGCGCCAGATGGTGATTGGGGAAGGGGCAGGGTCAAAACGCTTCTTCAGTTCACGGGATATCTGGGGGATGCTGTATTTCTGCCGACCCCTGTCATCGAGGTCGAGATACATACGCTTTGCTTCTTCCCGCACCCTCGGGTCGAAGGTTTTTCGTCCCTGCATCGCCTTTTCAATATATTCTATTTTTCCCGGCGGGGTTTCGTCGCCTCCTCAAGCTGCTCTTCATAGCACAGCACAACACTTTCAAGCTCGAGCGCATATCTGGAAAGAATGAGAAGGTTGTCCGCCAGAATGTATATGCCTTTTCCCGAACAGAGCGGGGTTTTCTTTTCTATTTCTTTGAGAATGGGGCGCTCAGGCTTTTCACAACGACTTGTCCCCGTTGGGACAAGCGAAAAACTATCTTTTTTGCTCGAACAACCGAGAATTAAAACGCTTGAAAAGGCTATTGACATAGTTTTTCGCACGCTCTTCCTCCTCGGGAGTCAGACGAGATTCTTTCTCCCGCATTTCTGAAAACAGGCGCTCGAGACGCTTGACCTCCTGCTCCTTGTCCGCCATGAGCCGGCGCAGGCGCCGGGCATGCTCCTGCAGTATCCGTATCTTCTTTTCACGGTCGTCGATGAGCTGAGAGGCAGCTTCGATACTTTTCAGCAGGGTCTGATTCTGCAGGCGGAGGTTTTCGGAGCGGAGGTAGGAGAGATACAGGAGGGCGCCCATGATGAGCGATGCAATCATGGGAATGAGGGCAAACAGCTTCAATATCATTTCCCGAATATCTCCTTGGCAGCGGGGATGATTTTCTTCCCGAAGTTGTATGCGAGAAGCACCTGCATCATGCCCCACATATGAGGATACAGGTCTCTTTTTTCCACGAGCCACAGGTAGAGGGCGGCTGCGAACAGAACGAGGAATGCGATGCGACCGAGGCTGAGCTTCCCACCTTCTGTTTTTTCCCTGAGCAGGTCTGATATCCCCACCCTTCTATTCTACTGTGAAAAAATGCCCCCGGGGGGCACTGAACCGGGGGCACCCGCTACGGGGGGAGGGGGAGGGTGAGGCTCGGAAGGGCAAAAAGAAAAAAGGGGAGGGGGAGGGAGGGGCGTTCATTCGCATGGAGGGTATACACCCGGTTTCTGCCAGCTCTTTTTCCCTTCCCCACGAGAGAACAGTATATCACACAGAGCCTTCTTCTGCTCCTCGAGAATTCGGATGTGCGACTGCAGCTCGAGGATATAGAAAAGTGAAGCTATGACGGGAATGATATAGAGGAGATAGAAGATGATGAACAGCTTCAGCAGGGTTTTCCGCACACTCCACCTCCTATATCTGGCACACCTCGCACGCCTCTCCGAACATATCCAGCTGTGCATCATGCAGGGACAGGCGTCTGACGACTTCTTTCGCTGTCGCATGATCACGGAGACGGGTATGATACCCCTGAGCGTTCAGCTCTTCCTCCAGCTCTCTGAGCCTGAGAATATTCCTCTTCCCTTCTTCATCTTTCCAGCAGAGCTGGTAGTCCCTCCAGCTGCTGAGTATACAGGGGAAGCACCCGACCCGTGAATGACCACGGGAATAGAGAGGATTTGGCTCCACTCCGGCACCCTTCAGATATGCGAACACCTGCTCCTCCGTCCAGTCCACGATTGGAAACCTGCATCTGATATGAGTGAGCTTTTCAAGGTGTCTTTTTCTCAAATAGCCGTTGTTGTTGAGCCAGTCCGAATACTTCCATGTATCTTCAGGGCTGATATCCCCATATTTCTCCTTTCTCCTTCTGCTCTCTTCTGCTCGTATGCCGAACCAGAGCTCCCCGACGTCCTTCCTCTCCATCAGATACAGAGCTACGGGGACCTGTTTCAGGAGTGCGGTGCAGAACCTCATGCGGGAATTGGGAAAGCGCTTTTTCTTCCGTATCAGGGACAGCAGGTCGTCTCCTTCAGGGTGTCTGAGCCTGACTATCCGCACGCCGAGGGTTCGCTCGAGATAGTCCAGATATCGGTATGTCTCGGAAGACTCGAAGCCCGTGTCCGTGAAAATAGGGAGAACTTCCGTGTGCTTCTCCAGCGCCAGCAGGAGTGTGGCAGTGCTGTCTTTCCCGCCCGATACAAGGACTGCCACTTTCGCATCAGCTTCCATAGATACCCTCCCGCTTCGGAGTCATGCGCTTCACACATCTGTCACAGCACAGATACGTCCTCTCGAAACTTAGGATAGTCATCACGTCATACCTGTCCGCCAGCTCCCTCCAGTATTCCCTGTTCGGCATTTTTCTCAGGAGAAAAAGGCGTTTCGGGCTGACGGGGCGGGCACAGAATTCACAGTTTCGCTTTTTCCGTCTTCTCGGATAGATTCTGCTGTATTCCCAGTAAATATACTCCAGCCTGTTCTCATCCACCGATGGTCCGCACACATATACAGACATCATATCCCTCTCCTTTTTCTCTGCTGCTGGTCTGTGTTCAGTATCATCCCCTTCTCCGCCTGCCTGCGTATTTCCGGGTGGCGCAGCGAGGGATAATCGAACAGGACGAAGCAGCCCTTCTCCCGCAGCCTGTCCACGAGCAGGACCATATCCCTCTCCTCTCCACGAAGGGAGGTCTCGTCTCCGCTGAGGGAGAGCAGGTCGATGTTGGTCGTGAGGATAGTGCGCAGGTCGTTCTCGTAGCGGTAGTTCATCACCTGAAAGAAGTATGCGCTCTTGTAGTCGGTGCTGTATCCCGTCCCGAAGTCGTCGACGATGAGAATGTCGACGCTCTTCAGGGTGCTGATGAACTCCTCGAGGCTGTCGAAATCATACAGACGCAGGTCCAGCTCCTTCTTGTCCACGTAGAAGACAGAGTGCTTTTCAGCGAGCAGTATCGCCAGCTTCTGAGCGAGCTTTGTCTTGCCTGTCCCTCGCCTGCCGTAGAGGATGAGGAAGGGGGTGACACGCCACCCCCCGCATATCCACTCCCGTATACGCTCCTTGATTTCTGCGCTGCTCTTCTGCTGCCCGTTGGCGGTATAGGTGAACTCGAGAAAGCGAAAAGCCTGAGCGGACCGATACTGTTTCAGGGTGAGACCTATCCCCTCCACGTGCCTGCGCAGTTCCTCCTGCTTCAGCTTCTCCTGCAGCCTCCTGAATTCAGCCTCTTTCATACGCATGGATACCCCTCCACCAGCTTGGGATGGTCGAAGACGTTCCCTATGACAGTCATCCGGGACGCCAGACAGATTGGGGCGGGGAGTCCCTCATCCCTGTGTAGAAGAAGGAGGAAAAGCTCCTTCTCCCAGACGACGACCCCGAGCACCCCTGACTCAGGGTCTCGGAGAATATCCCCATCGTATACATCCACCCCGTTCGCATCACGGTAGTGAGTCCAGCGCCCGATACTCTGCGGGAAAACCCTGTGGAAAAGTGGCTCCCCGTTGTCCCACGACACGATGTAGGAAATCCCGCTTTCATCATCCTGCAGGAAGTAGCCGTAGACCCAGCTGCGGTCTTCCATCCGCTTTCCCCTGAACTTCATCCGCATCTATTCACCCTCCTTGAGTATTTTCGTTAGCTCTATATATGCCTGCTGCAGCTCTTTTCTGATGCGCTGATACTCCTTTCTTTTCTGCCTGAGCTGAGCACGAAGCTCCCTCTGTCTTCCTTTTTTCGCTTCGAGCCTCTTCTGGAGTATGTATATATGGTTGTATAGCCTGTCCCGTTTGTATCTCAGCTCATATATCCTTTCAGAAAGCTCACGTCGTCGTGCCGAACTCATATTCGCCCTCCATTTCCGCCAGAGCAGCCTCAGCTTTCGCCCTGACTTTCTCATACAGGCTCTTTCGCTCCTTCGCCAGCTTGCGCAGGCTGGCATGGGTTTCTGCGGGCTTCCCGAACAGGTAGACGGGGTCTGGAGTTGGTCTGGTCTCGAGCTGCCAGTATATGGCGAAGACGGTCAGGTATATCACCCGCTCTATATCCCAGTCATCCTTCCGAAGTAGCGACTCGCAGTATTCACCCCACTTCTGGGTGAGCTTCATCAGCTTACCGTATTCCTGATATTCCACACCCAGCTCCCGCTTCAGGATAGAATAGAATAGGCTGGCGGCAACCTGAGCCACCCATTTCGCAGCCGACGCCCCCTGCTCCCGTCGGCGCTTCTTTTTTCGATCGCCCTTTTCCTTCGTAGAGCCCCGAATGTCTGAATCCGAATCCGCTATATCCGAAGGATATATATTCTTTTCTCTGTTTTCTCTGTAGTAATCTATGGTATTGCTCGTGCGATTTCGCTCGATTGATTGTTCGTTTTCGCACTCTCGAAGGTGTGAAATCGCACGTTCATGAGCGCCAAGGGCTTCATGAGCCTTCCTCAGAGCTTCTCTTAGGGCGCCAACATTCAGCCGATACTGCGTTGTTCTGTCCCAGCGGTAGCGGGGGTTGTTTCTGGTCTCCAGCAGCCCCAGTTCTGTCAGATGCTTGACTGCCCTCCGCAGGGAGTAGCGGCTGAGGAGTCCGAGGCTGTCGCTGACGAGTTCATCGTGGCTCTTCCATATCCACAGGTCGTCTCCGTCGATAGGCTCCAGCCCCTCCTTTTCCCGTGCCTCGTTTTCGTGCTCGAGCTGGTTCAGCATGCCGAGCTTCACCCGTGTCCAGTATTCGAGTATGGACAGCAGAACCGCACTCTCCACCCTCCCCTGACATACGAGGAGGAGGTCCTCTCTGGCAACGACTACACGCCCGAAATGCGGAGCTATATCAAGCATGTCGCACCTCCTTCATATAGTTCTCGAGGAAATCCTCGAAGGCAAGGCGGGGGGATATACCTTTCCCCTCGTAGGTTCTTCCCCCCTTCTGTGCTGTGAGGATGAGCAGGGTAGAATCACCCACCCTGACAGCGCACTGCTCTATGTGCGTGAACCCCATTTCCGTGAGGACAAAGCGGTTTGTCTTCTTCGTCCACCTCACCCCGCACTCATCCCAGAAAACTATCATGCCTCACTCCGGGAAAATGCGGAGAGCGAAATGAACACCTGCCGCTCGAAAGGCTTGAACCAGCGGACGGGGAGGGTCTTGAACTCCTCCCTCGTCAGAACATGCCGACCGTAGCCCTCCAGTGACAGGGTGATGGCACCGTTTTCGGATTCTTTCAGCAGTCCCTTCAGCAGCGCATACGAGTAGCCGACAGCGTTCATTTCCCGGAAGATGTGGAACTGGCGGCGGGTGCGCACCAGCTCCTCTCTCTCGAAGAAGAGGAACCCGATGTTCCGCACCTCGCCGTTCATACGGAGAAAGACCTCGCCGTTGACTGCGATGATGACCTCGCAGGAGTTGTCTCTGAACTTGTAGAGCCGCCGTTTCATCTCCGTCCCTCCAGCCAGAACAGCGCCTCACGGATGGCGGTCTTCGCTCTGTAGATGCGTTCGATGAACAGTGCACTGGGGTAGAATTTCACGTTTTCGAGTTCAGAAAGCGCCTTTTCGAGTTCGATGATGGCGTGCCTGATTTTCAGGTTCTTGAGCCCGCTTTCCTCCTGCAGCGCCTCGTTCAGGAGCTGCTGCGCCTTCTTCAGGTGTTCACCTGCTTCATGCATGGCTACTCCTCCGGAAAGGCTTCGTCTACGTCGATGGCTCCCGACTTGATTGCCTCGATGAGTCGGGATGCTTCGCCCCTCGTCAGCTCACCGATGGGCTTCCCAATGTGTGCCTCGACACCCGCAGCATCCAGCCCGCACTCGTCGATGAGCGAGAGTATATACGCCTTCTGCTTCTCCGTCAGTGGAGGCTCCTCCCTTTTCTCGCTGTTTTTCCCGCCATACAGAGAGTTCCCGAACTGGTTCCCAAGGGTTCGTGCTGCCCGCTTCAGGGCATCTGTGACCGCCTCCTTCGCTGCGCTCTCGAAGGCAGCGTTCATATCCGCCGCCACTCCTGTCCCGTAGCCAACATCCTCCCTTTTCACGGACCTGTCGGGGAAGTAGACGGTCAATCTGACCCGTGCGAGCATTCCGATGTTCAGCAGGACCTTCCCATCCTTTTCCGTCTTGTAGCGGGCGGTCTCCTTCAGCTCTGTGATTTCGTATTCCCATCCGTCGTAGCCGAATATTCTGTTGAGCTGGGAGATGATTGTATGCCCCTCGAGGTAGGAGAGTATGACTCCTCCCCTACCTTCCCTTTCCTTTACGAGGGACATATCCAGCGGGCGGGACAGTTCCTGAAAGAGCTTCTCCCTATTTGTCATCCTTCGCCTCCTTCTCGAAGCTCACCCGATATGCGGCTATCAGGTGAGCTATCAGGTCTGTGTATGTCAGCTTCACCCTCACGGGTGAAAGGCTCTCGAGCTGCTCCTTGATTCGGAGCAGCTCCTCGTGGACCTCCTCCCTGATGGGGATGTTGTGGAACCTCACCTTCTTCATGCGCACCTCCTTTCAGTTTTTCGAGGGAAAACCCTCGGGAGAGGGGGGAGCGTGCCCCCCTCCGCCGAAGGTTCAGGGTTGCTGGTATTTCCGCCTGTCCCGCTCGGTTCTGAAGCGAATGTAGTCCTTCAGGACACGGAATACCGCCTCAGCAGGTGCCTCGAAGCTGCACTCGACTCCGTCGGGGAGTTCCCCGAGCGCACGATAGCTGCGGGTGAACTCCTCATGGGGGATGATGACGGTGTCCATGGGAACGAACTTCCCCACGAGGAACACCTTCGCATCGCTGAATGCCCCGGCTTCCCAGCCCTCCAGAACCCCCTCCCAGAGGGACTGGGGGGAATCATCGGGGACGAACTCCGACTCCGCATACACGCCGCACCTGCGGCGTATAAACTTCAGTCCCCCTTCCCTCTTTCCGTAGCCGTGCTCCTCGAGATAGGAGGCAACCTGCTCGCTGAATGCGAGCCCGGTCACCTGAAAGCAGCCGAAGACTTCAGCCCACTTTCGGGCGCCCGTCTTCGAGCTGCGCTTTTTCTGGCTCCTGTGAATGGCGACGAGCACCACGTCGCCATACCGGATGCTCTTCAGCATCGAGATGGGGACCGCCCGGTTGACCCCGTAGCGCTCCGCCTCCCGACGGAACGATGCCGGGGTGTAGAGACCCTTTCCGATGTAGTGCAGCCACACCTTCATCACTCACCCTCCTTTTCGATTTCGGAGGAGCAACCCCTCCCGTATGCCCTCGAAAAAGGAAAAGGGGAGAGGGGAGGGCACGGGGGAGAGCCACTCAAAAAACGACCACATATAGGTGGTCGCTCCTTCTGGCGGGGAGGACTTCCACACTCCCGAACGTCAGGTGCCCACAGATTTCCCTGCGGACCCATGAAACCAGAGCAGCTCGAAGCAGCCCGGCGATGTCGTCCGCATCCTCCCCGAAAAGGATGCGGTGGGCTGCCTCCGACAGGGACAGCACGCCCTCATGACAGGGCTGGGACTCCCAACCCCAGCCCCCGAGGGCTCCCTCTTCCACGAAGAATCCCTCCTCCAGTATGGAGAGCCGGGTCCCCACCACAGGGGAATCCCCGACTCCTCTCGACTGGACCCAGCCCTGTTGGGTCCGGACAATGTGCCGCCAGCCCTGATGATGAGGCTGGCTTCGGTCAGGGGGCGCCCCTGCTTCCCCAAGTGCCACGCCGCCCAGACGACGGCGTGGCGAAGTTCTTCTTCTGCCGGTTTCTTCAGCGGGAAGAGCACCTCTCTCATCTCCAGAACCTCCACATCCACTCTTCAGCTTCTCTCCCTTCCGCCTCCCACTCCAGCTCTGTGTCTACGATGCGGAAGACGACAGGGGATACGACTGTCTTCTCCTCCCCCTCACCCTCTATCCGGAGGGCTTCGGGGTCGAGACCTCGCTCCTCAATGAGGAGCTGGGAAAGCTCCTGCGGGGTCATTTGCTCGAGCTGCTCGAGCGAGACGTGGAGCAGCCCGAACATGTTTCTGACCGCCCTCAGCCCACCCCTCCAGTAGCCGTGGAGGTAGGCGGTCTGCACGCTGTTGTCCTCCACGACCACGAGCGTAGGGCTGTCCAGCGCCCCGAGCTCCTCGAGGTCGAACTCGAATTGCCCAGGGCGGGGCGACCAGCGCTGAACCACCCTCTCTATTTCTGGCTGCAGGTGTTGCTCCGCCTCTACGAGGCGGACCGCCGAGCAGTGGTATACTACTTTCATGGCTGGCACCTCCTGTGGTTTTTGGAGTAGGGAAGGAGGGAGACCCCCTCCCACATACCCCCGAAGGGGCACGGGGGAGAAGGCGGGGGGAGGGCGGTTCATATCTGCCGCCCCCCTCTCCAGACCACCGGACCGCCGTAGACGAAGCAGGTCTCGGGGTCGGAGATGGTGAGCTCCCACCCCTCGTCCCCCTCGACGAGCTCATACTCGCCGGGGGAGAGGTATTGGGAGTCCTCCCCCCAGTCGAGGGAGCACCCGCCGTCCGGGTGCACCTCGACCACCGCCCCCTGCTGCGGGAACTCGAGACGGAGGGGGGCGAACTCCGCCCGAGCTGCCTCGACGATGTCCTCATCGAGGCGGGCGTTGGGGCGAGTAGGGGCGCCCCACGCCTTGAGAAACTGCTGGAGCTGGGGGAGGGGGACCCCCAGCTCCACTGCCAGTTGGCGAACCGTGACCTTCCTCTCAAGCGTCTTCATCCTCACCCTCCTTTGCCGGGGGTGGCGGGGGCACCCCCGACCTTTCTGATTTTCCCCGACAGCCAGTGCACCCCGCAGCAGCTGACGGGGAAGGTGATGCGGTAGCCCTGCCACCGCACGGCGAGCCACGTGCGGTGATGCGACCCGCACGTGTGGCAGTAGCCCTGCCCGCCGGTGGTGGCAGGAATCCCCCGACTTCTGAGGTATTGCGCCACCAAGGCAGCCGGGGTCGCCTTGATGGCGTGGCGCACGAGCAGCGCCCGCAGGGCGAAAGGCATACCCTGCTGGCGCCACCGGCGCCAGAAAAACTTCTTTATCTTTCTCATTCCTCTACCCTCCTGTATATAAGTATATATCGCTTTCAACGAATGTCAAGTTTTTTCTACTCATTTCACTCGACCATAGTGGTGAGTCCCCCTTGCGGGGGCGTATAATATCAACATGACCACACGGCAGGCGATACTCACAGGGGTAGCGACCCTGCTCTCCTCACTCCCCGTTCTGAAAGCGGTGAAGCTGCTCCACGATGTGGCGCTTCAGGAAGCAGAAACACTGCCGTCACCGTATGCGGTCATATATCCACTCGCAGAAAGAAGCCACCCTGTTCAGGTGATAGGGAGGGAAGTGTGGGATATGGATATAGCGGTGGAAATCTGGAGCAGGGAAAAGAACATCGAGGACCTCATCGGGGACGTGACGAGGAAACTATACACGGGCGTCATTCACAGCAGTGTTCATGAAGTGAAGCGGGTATCCATCGAGAATCTCTACCCTGAAATGGGGGTCTATGGCGCACGTGTCGTGTTCACACTGGTCTATTCCCACCTGCGGGAAACGCCCTGACTCAGGGGGTCAGATTCCGCACGCCGAAAACATACAGCTCCTTCCCTTTCTTCGTTCCATATGTGAATTCAATAAGCAGATAGCGCTTCTCCATGCCGTTTCTGGGGTCGAGAATACGAGTCTCGTTCTCCGTGATGAGAATTTCAACCGTGGAGGCAGGGGAGACCGACGTCGCCCCCTTCACTTCCGTCCCGTCCTCGTTGTCTATCCGATACTGGATTGATGTGGGGACAACAGCATTCCCATCTTGGTCCCGAAAGGTCACCTGTATGCTGAATGCGGTCCCCTCGTTCACTATATCCATCTCTACACGCCGTTGAAAGTGTGATTCACGATGACCTTCAGCGTATCGTTCGAGGTCTTGTCGAATGGGGCGCTGAAAAGGAAGTGGGTCAGGGCTTTCGTGGGGGTGGTCAGGTTGTCTACGATGGCTCCCTCCGCTATCCCTGTGCCGTTCGCCTCAGCCGTCCCATACGACACCCGCCATGTGACCACGTCTACCCCTGCACCTGTGTTGTCCGTATCCGAGTCGTTCGTCGTGGGGTAGCCGGTATCGATGGCTTTCCCCGACCCGGTGAGGAATGTGGTGACGTCCGTGTCTGCCTTCGTCGGAGCGGTGGTTCCTGTCCCCAGCCTCATTCCCGCCACAGTCCACGAGGGAGAGCCGACCGCACCCTCAGCGTAGTATTGGTCCCCCGCATCGGTGATGATGTTCTTCCCCGGGATGTAGATATATACGTCCCGACTGCGCAGGAGGGCGATGACGTTCCACCCCTCCTCCTGCAGCCCCCTGATGGCTTCTTTCACTTTTTTCAGCGACGTCGTTTCCACTATCATCATCTCCAGAACCTCCTGAAAAATCGCCTCAGTATATAGCATACCCCCGCAGGCGGGGGGGACAATCTTTTTCCTCGCAGGACAACGATGACCTCCTCCCGGGCTTTCACCTTCTCCTTCACAGCTTCACCTCTGCGTATATATACAGAGGGCGCATTTCAGCGTAGACATAGCTCCGTGTGATTTCCGCACTCAGCGCCTTTCTGCCGAGGAACGTGAGGATGATTCGCCGTATATCCTTCAGTCCGACCTGAAACGCAGACTCCAGCAGCTGAAGGGTCTCCGAAACAAGGCGGAGCATGCCCCGGACGGAAGCAGATGTTTCGGGGATGGATATGGTCTCCGCCTGTCTGCGGCGCAGCCTCCGTGGACGGAGGAGGTTCTCTGCCGGCTCGATGGTTTCGCTGAAAAGCCTGCGCAGCCCACGCCTGACGATGTTTCTCTCGCTCATCCGGAGAGTCTCAGAAAGAAAGCGGCGCAGCGCTCGCAGATGCAGGAGGGACTCTGCGAGGTTCAGGGTTTCCGTCACTACCCATGCCGCACCTTTCATCCGCAGAGTAACCTCAGAAAGGCTGGCGGCTTCTCCTATGCGCCGCAGTATGCCGATGAAAGAGGTCGCCCCCTCACTCATCTGAAGGGTCTCAGAGAGAAGACGGCGCAGATACTTCAGGAAGCCGGCATCTTCCTGCAGGTTCAGGGGTTCGGAAGATAGGCGGCGAAGGGAGAGAGCTTTCACGGCGGATTCATTCAGGTTCAGCCCCTCAGCAGAGAAGCGTCTGAGATACAGAATTCCGGCGCTCCCTTCCGACAGCTCCACAGTCTCCTGAAGAATCCTGCGCAGGGTCAGGAATACGAACTGCCCCTCGCTCATCTGCAGGGGCTCGGACAGCACCCGCACTATCTGCGACAGACGAACATAGTCAGCGTTTTCAGGGAGATTCGAGGTCTCCTGAACGAGCTTCACGAGGGCAGCCGGCGGGGGTGCGGCAGTGATAAGATACGGCAGGTGGCGGAGCCTCATATAGCCAACACCTTCCAGTCAATATTCTTTGCTGTTCCTTCTGTCTGTGTTATATCAACCTGAATACCCTGATCTGAAGGAATAGGTGGGGATAACAGTATAGGTTCTATCAATTTTCCTCTATATGATCCAGTGCTTACTATATTTACTGCCCCTGTTGATAATACTCTTGTTTTTATTTCAATTACTACAATATCAGTATAATCAAGATTAGAAAGATCAATTACTACAACATATATATTG